ATGTTACAACCAATGTGTGATAAAAAGCGTCTGCAGATTGCTGTTGATTTGTCGAAAGACGAACGTAACGCAGCTCGCGAGATTGCCCGTTCCAAGGGCATGACATTTCAAGGCTGGCTTGGCCAGCTCATCAAGCGTGAGCTTGCGAAGAGCCAGCAAGACCAATTGTCCGCCGACCCCTGACGTTCTTCCGGGGCCTGCAGGCGCGTTCCCGCCGTCCGACTCGGCGGAGGCCCCATATCAGGGACGGGCCCTTCCGCGTCGGCCCCATTGACGGGTTTGCCACCCGAAGAACCCGCAACGGCAAAAGTTTCCAAAGGAGCAGGAGATGGTCATGCAGAGACTTTTCACGGTGAAGGAGGCGTCCGAGGCGCTGCACGTGTCCCCGAGCCTGGTATACACGCTCGCGAGACGGGGCAGGCTCGCCTCGGTGAGGATCGCGCCGCACGTGATCCGGATCCCGGAGATAGAGATCCAGAAAATGATCGACAGCGCGTACGACCACATCAAGGTCGACTAGGGAGGTGCAAGGAACCCGACTGCGGCAACGACGGACGAGCGGCCCTCTGGAGCCATCAACGCAAGGAATGAAAACAGGCCGGCGACGGTATGCCCGGTGGTCCGACTCCACCGGCCGGCCATTGCCCGGGAGGCACTCCTCGCCCCGTATGGGGTGGAGAAAGAAAAAGATCCCCGCCTGGTGGTTCAGGCGGGAAAGGTAGAAAACAATGCAAGACCCTGAGAAGAACTTACCCCGGAAAGGGTTGCCCGTCAAGCTCCTGAAGCTTGCATCCCGCTACGGGATGCCGGTGCTTGCCGCGCAGGCGCTGGTAGCCGTGGTGGCTACCTGCTTCGGGGCCTTCAACGTGGCAAGGGCGATCGTCGCCACCATGCTGCCGGTTGCCGCGCTCGTCGGCGTCTACATCGCCGTCATGGAGGAGGACAAGGAATGATGAAGACCGAGATGAAGCGGGTCGCCCGGCTGGCATTCGCGGAGTGGAAGAAGGCAGGAAAGCCTGGCGAGATGAGCTATGAAGACCAGGGAAGGATCTTCTCCTGGATCAAGACCGAATACGCCCCTTTTGACTTCTATCTCAGCTATTTCGTCGGCGAGAAGGAATATGTCCTCTGGTTCGACTATGTCGACGGACGCCACCGCGACATCGACCTGTCCGATGGCTCAATCGACTACGAGGAGGTCATCTGATGGGCCTCATCGAGATTGGCAGCCGCCAGCAGTGGCTTGCGGAGCGCAAGCGCCACCTGCAGGCAAGTGAGGCGGCCGCGGTGCTCGGTTGTTCGCCATGGATGACCGCCGACCAGCTGTTCGACCTCAAGACCGGCCGGGCGGAAGAGAAGGACATCGGCGACAGCCCGGCAATCCAGAGAGGAGTGGCAAGCGAGCCGCTCGTCAGGGCCCTGGTGCCGATCGATCTTCCCGAAATGACGGTGACCGCATACCGCCAGTACGACATCTGGCAGTGCGACGAGCCCGGCTGCGAGTTCATGGGCGCCACATTGGATGGAGAGCTCCATGACTCCGCCAGGAACGAGGACGGAATCCTCGAATGCAAGACCGGGTCGGTACGCGGCCTTCGCAACCTGGCGGAGCGGGGCTGGGGAGCGGACGAGGTGCCGCAGCACTACTACGTGCAGATCCTCGCCCAACTCGCCTGCTGCCCGTGGGCAAGGTTCGTCCTGGTTTCTGGCAGGCTGACATGCGACTGGTTCCGTGGCAACGAGCCGCAGCGCATGCCGATGGTGTTCACGGAGTACCGCCGGCTCGACCGTTCCGACGCGGAGGCGGACATCCAGTCCGTGAAGGACGAATGCAAGAAATTCTGGGGCTACGTCACAGCCGACCGGCGGCCGCCCCTGACAATCACGACGACAATCAAAGGAGTGTTTTCGAAATGAGTGAAGAACAGAAGGCCATCACGCTCGCACTGCCGGAACTGAAGACCGAAGTGCTCAAAGGCGTAGTCTCGAACAACCTCGGAGTCCTCAAGGTCTACCTTGAGGGCGTTGAGAAGCAGCTTGCCAACATCAAGGTGACCAAGGAGACCCTGAGCCAGGGCAAGGAGACGAGAGCGACCCTGAACAGACTGTTCAAGGAGCTGAACGCACGGAGGATCGCGATCCACAAGGAGTTCGAGGCTCCCTACGACGCCTTCAACGAGGCGTTCAAGGAAACGACGGCATCGTTGAGCGCTGTGATCGTCAACGTCGACGAACAGATCAAGGCCGTCGAGCAGCAGATAGCGGACGAGAAGCAGAAGGCCATCGACGAGCTGGTGGACGAGGCGGTAGGGAAGATCCAGGACACGGAGCCTGAAGTGGCGAGGATTGCCGGCTCCGTGTCTTGGTTTCAGCTCAAGGAGTGGCTGAACGCCACCTACTCGCTTGGCAACGTCCAGAAGGACATCGACAAGCAGCTGGACATCATCCGGAGCGCGATGGGCATGATCGGGCGGAGCAAGCACGCCCCGCAGCTGCTCGCGCGCTTCAAGGAGACGGGAAGCGCATCCGACCTGATGCGCTACGACACGGAGCTGGCCGCGCAGGACAAGCAGGCGGAAGCCTTGCTGCAGCAGGATGCGGCATCCCGACAGGCGGCAGTCCCCGAACCACGGAAAATCGAGCAGGAGCCCGTGCAGGAGTCGTTCGACCCGTACACCATCCGGATCAAGAAGCCTGAGAACGAGAAGCAGAAGACGGTCGGCGTCTTCCTGCTGGAGTTCACTGCGCCGGCATATGTCGTGGCTTCCATCCGGGACCATCTGAACAGGACCGGGTGCGAGGTCGAGGTCAAGAGTTTCAAGGTCAAGAGATAAGGAGGAGACAGGAATGCAGAACAGTCTGGCGAAGAGACAAGAGAACATGGTCGAGAGCGTGAAGGCCCTCTCGACGGACCCGAGATACGTGGCGCGTTTCCGCGAGGTGATCGGAGACAAGGCGCCGCAGTTCCTGGCGAGCGTGGTGAGCGCGACGAACGCGAACCCGATGCTGGCGAAGGCCGATCCGAGAAGCGTCATGGCCAGCGCGATGGTGGCGGCGACGCTCGACCTGGACGTGGTGCCAGGACTCGGGTTCAGCGCCCTGGTGCCGTACAACAACAACCGCAAGGACCCGGCTACTGGCGTGTGGTCCAAGCATGTGGAGTGCCAGTTCCAGATCATGACCAAGGGCCTCGTGCAGCTCGCGCTCCGGAGCGGGCAGTACCGCAACATCAACGCCGGTCCCATCTACCAGGACGAGTACGACGGACAGGACATGATCACCGGAGAGGTGCGCTACCACGAGGTACACGACGGACAGCGCGACCACGACGACCAGGAGCATATCGCCGGATACTTCGCCTACATCGAGCTTCTTAACGGCTTCAAAAAGACGGAGTTCTGGACGATGGAGAAGATCATTGCCCACGCCAAGCGTTTCAGCAAGACCTACGATGCCGGTTCCGACTCATTCCGCAAGGGCACGCCGTGGAAGGAGAACTTTCAGGCGATGGCGCGCAAGACCGTCCTGAAGAACGCCCTCTCCAGCTGGGGCATCCTCTCCACCCAGATGAAGGCGGCGATCAAGGCAGACCAGGCCGTGTTCAAGGAGCTGGACGGCGAGCCGGAGTACGAGGACAACCCGGAGAACATCACAAGCGCCGAGGCCGAGGAGATCCCTGACGGGATGGATCCTGATACCGGAGAGATTCCGGCTGAAGTGCCAGCACCCGCTCCCGCAAAGGCGCCCAGGCACCGCGCCCCGAGACCGCAGGCGGCACCACAGCCAGAGCAGAAGCCGGTGGAGCAAGCTCCGCAAAAAAGTCCCGAACCTGACCCGGAAGGTTCCTATGCGGAGGGAGAGCCTGCAGGCGACGCGGACGTGTTCGGAGGGCTGTTCTGATGGTGTCCATCACGGTCTACGACGAGGCGGTCGCATACGGACGGATGATTCCCGTGAGGATGGGGAAGCACGTCTCCATGGTCAAGCCTCCGAGGCAGAGGGAGTACCAGGACTGGGTGCGCCATGTCGCCTTTGATTCCTACCACGAGCAGATGGGGCAAGACGCCCCGCTGCTCGACGAGGCGCTGGTCCTTTCCGTGCGTGTATACCGGCAGATCCCCCAGTCCTTCAGCAAGCGCAAGGCGGCTCTCGCGGCGGAAGGGCTGGTGATGCCGACTTCGAAGCCGGACCTCGACAACTACATCAAGCTCGTGCTCGACGCCCTCACCGGGGTGGTCTGGGAGGACGACTCTTTGGTGGTCGGCTACGAGCGTACGGGGAAGTACTACACCAAGGACCAGCCGCACACATGGATCCGCATCTGGACCCTTGGCGAGATCATCATGCAGCGGCAAAAACAACAGGAGGAAAGGAAATGAGCCTGATCAAGGAAGCGTACCAACTTGCAAGAGAAAACGGGAAGATGTTCGTCACCGGAATCGCAATTTCCGGCAAGATTACAAGAGTGTCGTATCTCGACGGGGACGAGGAGAAGGAGTTCCGCTCCACCGGCCTGCCGGCCAATGATTTCACACAGAAGATCCAGGCGCTTGCCGAGACGTTCGGCCGCCTCGCGGACATCTCCGACAAGCTGAAGGTGATCACCGTCACGGCCATACGCTGGAAGATCAACAAGGACGGCGACGAGCAGGTGAGGATCGACGGCGAGTACCTCGCGCACGGGTCCTATTCGATCGCCGTCAGCGGGCCCAGCTGCTACGCGATGAGCGATTCGCAGCAGGAGGCCATCGAGAGCGGGGAGATGGACGAGGAGGACCTGTCGCCATACGTGATGGACTCCACGGACGAGGAGCGCATCCTCGCGTGCCTCGTCGAGGCGAAGAACTACATCGACGGCGCAAGGGGCGAGAGCGTGCAGCCGGAACTCGACTTCGACAGGGAGCCAGAGACGGAGGACGACGATGCGGATCACGTGCAGTGAGTGCGCCAAATTCAGGTGCGGCTGGTGCCGGTACAAGGGAGTGATAGACCCGGCAGCGGTCAAGGCGGACCGCAGGAGCAGGCTCTGCAAGCCGGTTCCGCGGCAAGATTCGGCCATCGTCGACTTCGGACAGATCGACCCGGGCGGGGCTATGCGGCACATGACATACAGCAGGGCAGATAGGAGGGTCAGGTAATGGTCAAGCAGAAGTCGCACAACACATTCTCGATCCAGGGACGCGTCGTAGGCGTGCCAAGCGTCAGGATGTCCAGGCAGGGGGATGGAGGGTACGTGGACATCACCCTCAACGTCATGGAAGAGATGTGGGACCCGCAGGCGCAGGCATACCTGCCGAACACCACCAAGGTCCCGCTGTCGTACTACAGCAAGGTCCCGCAGGAGGACTCGCAGAGGCTCAAGCCGGGCTACGCCGTCATCGTGGACGGACACGTCAGGGGGCGGTCCTACACGGACGGCCAAGGCGGCCAGAGGCTCGCCGCGGACCTGCGGGTTGACAACGTCGACGTCATCGAGCCGTTCCTCTCCAAGGACACCCATGCCACCCCGGCGTCAAGGGGCACCGGCAGGCCGTCGATGCAGGCGGGATACCAGGAGCAGGCAACCATTGCGGAACAGCAAAAACAGACAACCGAGAAAACCCCCAGCAAGGTAGCGCCTGCGCCGTACGACGGCCCGGCACAGACCGTCGAGCAGTTCGACGATGACGACATCCCGTTCTGAAGGAGGATGAAAAATGCTCAATCCAAGTTTCGCTGAGAACTGGTTCCAGCACGACCTTTTCAGCTTGTCAGACACAAACGTGCAGCTTTACCTTAACGAGACCGGTCCTGCCGGCTACGGCTTCTTCTGGGCGGTTGTCGAGAAGCTTTACCAGAACGGACAGGACGGATTGTCGGAGCGCGACATCAAGGTCCTGGCAATGAGCCTGCACGCAAAGGCGGACGACCTGCTCAAGGCGGTCGACGCAATGACCGGCAACGACCTGCTCTTCCTGGCTGCGAACAAACGCTACTACTCCAGGCGGATAAACGAGACACTGCAGGCGAAGGCCGATGCAAGGGAAGGCTGGTACGCGCAAAAATCCGAGGCAGGGAAAGCTTCCGCACGGTCAAGGAAAGAGAAGCCGGAAAACCGTGCACAAAACAACAAAAACGAACGCCAGAAAGATGAAGCGAACGCAGACGAACGCCCGTCAACGCCCGTTAAACAAAACGAACGCCTGTTGAACGATTCCAACGAGCGTCAACGTGCGTCTGAAAATTTCAACGCCCGTCAACATCACGAGACGAGACTAGACGAGACGAGACAAGACGAGAATCACGAGACGAGACAAGACGACCCCCAAACCCCCTGCGAGGGGGAAGCCGGTCAGTCGGTCGTCGTCCCTTCGTCACAACCGTCAGTCCGGAATCCGGTCCTTGAGCGGCTCGACCAGGGCCAGCTTGCGTCTCTCGATGCGGCTTGGGGCAGGGGCAACGTGGCCAAGGCTGCCGACATCCTCGCCGACCGGGTACGCAACGGAGGGCTCCAGGTGCACAACGTCTACACAGCTCTCCACGGCCTGCTGTCGAAGCTCGGCAGGGACGGAGACATCACCAGGCCCAAGCCTCAGCGGACGACTCCATGTCCGAGCCCTGGCGGCACATGCCCGCATTGCGGCGGGAAGCTCACGCAGACGTCAAGCGACGGCCACGAGTGGGAGTGCCACGGCTGCGGGCTGCGGTATACGGCGGATGGGGCGGGTGGCTGGCGCGAGGACAAGATCTTCGTCGCCAGGATGGACATGGGGAGAATGGCGAGATGACGCTGACTTGTTGAGGAGGACGGAAATGAAGGCGATGGAATATTGTGACGGCTGCAAGCTCGCCCGCATGGCGGTCGATTGCTACCAGAGGGAGAGCCACGAGTTCTGCGGGGTGTTCTGCATGGCGACCGGCCAGATGCACTTCGCGACCGACAGTTGCCCGTGCGGAGAAAAGAAACCAAGGACGGAGGCAAAAAAATGAAGCTAGGGCCGGTTCTGACGTATAAAAACGTTGACGAGGCGAAGAGGCTGATAGGGAAGAAGGTTGTCGCATCTGACTTCTATGCATCCATATGCGACGACGATACGGCGTGCGATTGCGTGCACGACACGCTGAAAGCAGTGCACGCTGATAAAGTCTGCCCGTTTGAGTGCATTACCTTCTATGGCACGCAGTTCATCCGTGAGATTCTCGACGAGGCGAAGTACGAGCCGTACGACTTGTCCGACAAAGAGGTTAGGGGTTCGCTGAGGGGAAGGTGGTTTATGGACGAGTATGACAACGAAGTGCCTGTGCGCGACTTTTATTGCTTCAAAAACAGGAGCGTCTGGTATGTGAACGGATACTCCCCGAAGGATTTCCTCGAGAAATGCAAATGGCTCGACGGCACGCCGTGCGGACAGCTCGTGCACGCCGGAGAGGGGCACGTGGAAGGCAACGCAAGCGAGAGGAGGGTTGATGGCTGATGCTGGAACCGGTTCTGACGCACGAGAAGGTACCTGCAACGCGTCGGACGGCTGATGACGTGTAATTACGTCCGAGCCGAAACGGAGCGTCCTGGAGGCTGTTTTTGAAAGGCAGGAGCCCGGCGCCTGCGACTGGCACCAATCAAAAATGTTTAACCATTTATCATTAGATAAATGGTTAATTTATTTTCTTTTGACTTTTTTGCCTTCTTCCAGTACGATAGACATGCGGAAGGAGGTACAGGCAATGGCGAGACAGGACGACGAATACCAGTGGTTCACTGAAAACCGGGAGCAACTATTCAACCAGCTTGGTGACCAGTACGTCGCTGTGTTTGGCCATAAGGTTATCGCCCATGCTTCCGATTTCATGGAAACGTTCATGGATGCGGCAAAAACGGCAAAACCCGGCGAGTTCATCGTGCAAAGGCTGAGCAAGGAGCCGATTGTCGAGCAGTATGTCAACCATGCGGTGGCCTTCTGATGCGGTATGACGAATGGCTGCAGCATGGCCACGCCGTTTCGGTGAGGATTGAAGACCCGCAGGCCAACCGGATCATTCTTCCCGGATGCCAGCTGAAGTGTCTCAAGGAACTCAATGCCGAAGGCAAGGAAATCATCGTGGAAAACATCAATGCCCTTGTCGACACCGGTGCGACGATAAGCGCAATAGATGAAAACCTTGCAAAAAGAATGAATCTTGTACCGACTGGGAAAACGGTTGTTTCCGGTGTGCACGGTGCGAAAGTTGTGGACACCTATACGTTTGATTTCCGGGTTGGAGGTCTTGTCGTACTGATGAAAAACGCTTCTTGCGGACAGTTCGACGGCCAAGGGTTCCAGCTTCTTCTCGGCATGGATGTGCTGAGGCTTGGAGAGTTTTACCTTGGAACATTCCAAGATAGGGACGGAAGGGAAAAGACCATGTTCTCCTTTTCGGTTCCATCCCAGGCTAAAGGCTTCGATTTTGTCGCCGAATGGAATTCAGCGAGAGAAAGGAAGGAAAGGGAAGGCCGGATCATCCGGGGCCAGCATATGAATCCAAAGAAGCATCGTCACTGAAACACTTGGCGCTTGCTTGATTCTTTCGGAATCCTGATGTAAATTCGAACCATGGAACCGACGCGGGGAGGAGTGTCCCTTGGCGTCGGTTTTTTCATTTTCGAACAAGAGAAAGGTTTACATCGTCTACTATGCCGACAAGTACGAGCTGCCCGCATATGTCGGCCACATCGACGAGTGTGCCAGATATCTGCGCATCCCGGTCAGCCAGCTGCGGCAGGCGATCTACAGAGGCAATGCCGTGCATCGCCGATACAAAACCGAGGAGGTGGACTGCTGATGAGCGCATCTCCGAAGATGACTGCGGCAGAGATGCTCGCCAAGGTCGACGAATACTACGACAAGGCCGGAGGCGGGCTCGACCCGGACGGGAAGATTCCTACGCTGGAGCGGTGCATGCTCTGGCTCGGATATTCGAAGCAAACAATTTACGACTATGGCATGGGCAAGAGGAAGATGGATGGAAAGACGATATCTTACCTCCTTGCGCGCATGCGTGAGCGGCAGCAGCAGTGGGCTGTCGAGCGCGGGATGGAGCTTGAGGCGGCAGGACAGCGGACGGACTTCACCAGGGCGTATCTTGAGCGGTACTACCCGGTCGCCAGCAGGCAGGAAATCAAGGTGGATGCGGACGTGAGGTCCCAGGCTGTCGTGAGGCTTGACCAGAGTATCATGTCCCGCATCGGGCAGCTTGGAGGGGATGATGGACCTGCTGGCGAGACGGATTGAGGACAGGCAGGACGGCATCCGGCCGGAGCATCCGCGCTACGCCTTCGGGCATCCGTCGATGGAGCTCGAGGACTGGCATCGGGAGGTGCGCGGCATCGTGCGTGACGCTTCCCGCAAGGGACCCGACTACACGATGGAGGCCATACGGCTCATCGCGGACAAGAGCCTCTATTTTTTTCTGGTCTACATCCTTGGATGGACGTGGATGGACAGCGACTTCTCATACGCGTTCGTCTCGGCGGTGCAGCGCCGGAAGTACGGCACGCTCTGGGTCATGGCACGCGAGCACTTCAAGAGCACCGTCATCACGATCGGATCGACGATCTGGGAGCTGGTGCGCCATCCGGGCCTCACGATGGTCATCTACTCGTACAAGGATCCGGCGGCGCAAAACCTGTTCTACAAGCCGATACGCGACCAGCTGTCGCAGTGCCAAGACCTGAAGGACCTCTATCCCGACGTTCTCTGGCAGGACCCGGAGAAGGAGGCGGACGTCTGGCAGACCGAATTCCTCGACCTTAAGGGTCATCCGCTGCGCAAGGAGCATACCTTGGAGCACGCCTCGATCCTCGCGCAGAAGACCGGATCGCACTTTGACCGTGGAATCTACGACGACTGCGTCACGCAGGAGTCCTGCATCACTCCGGAGTCGATCCGGAAGGTCAAGGACGCATACACGATGAGCCTCAACACGCTGGCGCGCGGGTCGAGACATTGCGTCATCGGCACTTTCTATCACTATGCCGAGCTGTACAACATGATCCGAGACTCAGGCGCGATGGACGTGGTGGTGCAGCCCTGCTACGACCCTGACGGCAACCCGGTGCGCTTCACCCGCGAGGAGCTGGAGAAGAAGGCGGTGGAGATGGGCAAGGCGGTCTTTGCGAGCCAGATGCTGTGCGACCCCAAGCAGGCTTCTACCATGGGCTTCAAATCCGAATGGATCCAGCGATGGAACGTGCAGGTGACCGAAGGGCTGAACGTCTACCTCATCGTAGATCCGGCGTCCGTGCCAGGTCGGAAGACCGACTACACGACCATGCTTGTCCTTGGCGTCGACTGGAACGGGAACTACATGGTGATCGACATGTACCGCGACAAGATGAACTTGGGCAAGCGGACGGACACGCTCTTCAGCCTGTACAGGCGGTATCATCCATTGCGGGTTTACTACGAGTCGGTAGGGAATACGGACCTCGAGCACATCCAGGCGGAGATGGACCACCGGTCATTCCATTTCCCGATCACCGGGTTCGGGCAGTGGCAGGCTAAACTCAACCGCATTGAGACGCTCCAGCCGGACTTCGAGGCGCGCAGGATATGGCTTCCCGCGCAGGGCGTGTGCGTGCACCAGAACTGGGAAGGCAATCCGGAGGACATGGTGCAGTCGTTCATCGACCAGGAGTATCTGGCGTATCCCTTCATGGCCCACGACGACGCCATCGACTGCCTGGCGAACATCCACCACCCCGGCATCACGCTCCAGGCGCCCGACCAGGAGAGCTTCCGCCGCAGGCTGGAGGAGAGGGGCATGCGCTTCGGAAATCGAAATCAGAAACTGGACGATTACGAGCCGTACTAATCTACAATCGGCAGAAGCCCGTTGTAGACTGGTGGCATGTGGCGGGACATCGACAGGGACAAGACGTTGCAGAAGTGGCTCATGAGGCGGCTCGACCAGCTCAAGGCCAAGCGCGGGCGTACGGAACAGAGGCGGTGGGACGCGTATTCCATGGTCGACTTCCGGACCGCGCAGGACAAGGACGCGGGGCAGCTGATCAAGCCGCGCCATCTCTCGGAGTCAAAGCACATCGCCTACCTCGACACTTTCGTCGACGGGGTGATGGCGAACCTGTGCTCGCCGAACGTCAAGTGGTTCAAGCTCCTCACCCGCGGCAGCGGCGGGGAGGATGCCGACGACATCGAGGGCGCGCTCGACTGGCTCGAGGACTGCGAGGAGCGCATCATGCAGCACTTCAACGACTCGCACTACTATCCGGAGGCGCGCATGGCGGTCAAGGACGCGGCCGTCGGCGGGACGAGCTTCGAGCTTGTCGTCACGGATCCTCGGACGAGGCGCGTCATCCACGACACTCTGGATCCGCAGGAATGCTATATCGACGAGGACGAGGCGCACGTGGTCGACACGTTCTTCCAGGAGTTCTCGATGACGCTGTGGCAGTTCTGCCGCAAGTTCGGGCAGGAAAACCTGCCGCCGAAGCTCAAGGAAGAGGCGGACAAGGAGCGGTGGGACATGCGGGTCGACATGGTCCATGCGATCTGTCCGGTGGAGCAGATCCCGAAGGAATGCCGGGGCCTGGTGAAGGCCAGGATGAAGGGCTGGGCGTCCATCTGGTACGAGGAGTCCGACGACGCCGTCTTCCGGGTGGACGGGTATTACATTTTTCCTGTGGTGGTCCACCGCTACGAGCGGGACGACTCATCCCCGTACGGAGTCGGACTCGTGATGAAGAACATGAGGCTGCTAGAGAAGTACCAGCACAATGTCAGGCAATATGGCGTTGGAATCGACAAGCAGCTGTCGCCTCTCATGTGGGCGCCACAGTCGCTGAAGGACAAGTTCGACTCGCGCCCGGGCTCGGTGCTTTTCGGCAACCAGGGCGACGGGGTGCCACAGCCGATCCAGACGGTGCTCGACCTCTCGAGCGTCGACAGGAGGGTGCTGCAGGACGAGCTCGACCTGAGGCAGATGTTCTACAACGACCTGTTCCAGATGGTGGCGCAGGACGACGTGCAGAGGACGAAGTACGAAGTGCAGCGCATCGAGGGCCGGCGGCTGATGCTGCTTTCCGGCGTGATCGGCAACATGCAGTACGAGAAGCTCAACCCGACGATCAGGACGACCATGGCGGGCCTGCTGCAGATGAACGGCCTCGCGCCTCTGCCTCCGGAACTGGCGAGACAGGCGAGGAGCGGAGCCGCCCCGTTCGGGTTCATCGTGGAGCTTGACGGACTGCTCGCGCAGAACCTCAAGGCATACCAGCAGCTCAACGGAATGGAAGGCGGGATCGAGGCGGTGACCATGGTCGCATCGATCAACAACCAGGCGCTCGCGAACTTCGACTTCGACAAGCTCTCGCGCAAGTACGCGATGGCGAAGGGCATGCCGCAGGACTGCATCCGCGAGAAGTCGGAAGTGAGGCAGATCCGGAAGCAGCAGCTCGCGATGGCGCAGGCGGCGGCCGAGCAGCAGCAGATGCTCAATGCCAGCCAGGTGTACAGGAACCTGGGAGGGAAGGAAGCGGCGGGCGGCCCGCTCGCAGGAGGAGCGGTATGATCCCGAAGACGCAGCGGCTGGACAAGGAATGGATCGACCGGCGCATGCTCGTGCGCTCGGTGTTCGCGACCGGAGAGGGAAGGAAATATCTCGCCATGCTCATCAGGCGCGGCATGTTGTTCGACCAGATCCGCACCGAGGAGGAGTGCGCGGTCCACAACCAGCTGGTCCGCCAGCTCGAGGAGGCCGGCTTTGCCGACGAGGAGATGGTCGACGCGTTCGTGGACTGGCTGTTCACGCAGCCTGTCTGCTACCGGGACAAGGACACGATCGGCGGCAATGCCGCCAGGGAGGAATAGCTATGGAGTTTTTACGGAGGATGGGATTGGCGCATGCGTTCTTCGCGCCTGACGCGGGGGCGACGGTCCTTGCCGATGACCCGGAGCCCGCATCGTCCGCTCCTGATGCCGGTGAAGACAAGGGAGGGCCGAAACCCGGCGGGACCGATGCCGCCAAGCCCTCAGTTCCGGGATGGATGAACATGCTGCCGGACGACCTGAAGACCGACGCCGACCTGGCCAGGTACGATTCTATCGGCTCGTACGTGAAGGCCATGAAAGCGCGGGATGCGGAAGGCCCGAAGGACGATGGGAAAGACAAGCCGGAACCGGTGAAGTATGACGGGAACTTCGCGGCGAAGCTCGATGATGTGGACGACCCATTCGGCAACATCGGAGGTCTGCTCAAGGGCGAGATGGAGAAGCGCGGGATCCCGCAGAAGGATGCCGAGGCTCTCGTCAAGGCCATTGGGGCCGAGATGGAGAAGAAGAGGTCGATGCTGCAGTCGGACGACGGGCGGAGATGGAGGGACGGGACGCTGGCGAAGCTCTGGGGCGACCACGCGGCCGAGCGCACGGCGGATGCCAGGCGCGCGTTCGCGGCTCTCGGGGATGCCGACGGCTCGCTCCGCAAGGCGCTGGACTCCACCAACACCTCTGTCAATCCCGTCTTTTGGGAGGCGATGTCGCGCCTCGGCTCTTTGCTGAGGGACGATGGCGCCGCCTATTCTGGGGAGACGGGCGGAAGGTCAAGGCAACGCGACCCGTACCGCCCGGTGGAGTACCCCCGCTGAGCAAGAGAGGAGTAACAGACAATGGCAGACAAGAATACCCAGTTGTATGCGTCCCTGTCCGATGTGGCGGCGCTGACGCATGAAGACGACATCGTCACGATGGTCGACGAGTGGTCCAAGGAGACCAGCATCCTCGACGACATGACGTACCGCCCGAGCAACGGCGTGCTGGACGACGTGAGCGGCATCGTGGAATCGATGCCGAGAGGGCAGTGGACCGGCATCGACGAGGGAGTCAAGCCCTCGAAGGGCACCTGGAAGCAGAGGACCGAGCACATGGGCCTCATCGAGGACCTGAGCCAGTTCAACAGGAAGCACGAACAGGTGCTCGGCGAGCAGTACGAGCTCGCCCGCTGGCGCCAGGACCAGATGCACATCCAGTCCATGGGCCTTGAGATCGAGCGCGTGCTGCTGTATGGCAACCCGTACGCGAACACGAAGAACGCGGAGCACGAGTTCCTTGGCTTCATGCCACGGCTCTCCCACATCACGGACGACCAGGGCTTCCTTGCCAAGGCGTTCGTCGACAAGGAGACCGACATGCAGGTGACCAAGAGCCCGTTCGTCTGTCTCGACGCGGGCGGACTGGCAAGTGCGAAGGCGGGGCTCTGCTCCCTACTGTTCGTGGCCAAGGGGCCGCTCGCACCGGTCCTGATCTATCCCAAGCATGCCAACGGCACCGGCCTGCTCTTCGAGAAGGGCGGATACCATGGCGTGTACGATGAGAACGGGCTCTACAAGGAGATCGCGGAAAGCCATTTCATGTGGATGGGCGGCCTTTCCATCCCGCACCGGAGGGCGGTCGTGCGCATCGCGAACATCGACGTGGACAAGGACGGGTTCCTCGACACGATCGACGACCTGATGACGGCGGCCTACATGTCCATCCCGCAGAGCATGCGCGGCGGGCTGAAGATCTACGCCAACAGCAAGTTCATCCGCGGTTACAAGAAGGCATGCCGCAAGAAGGTCGTCCCGACCACCGAGGGTGGCGCCGGGATCAACTCGCTCAAGGCTACCGTCAATGTCGGCGAATTCACCGTCACCGAATGCGACAGCCTGATCCGCGACGAAGAACACGTCGACTGAGGAGGCAAGAAATGATCATTGAAGAGAAACGGTATCTGTTCCCTGTGGAGGACAAGTCCAATCCGTCCGACGGAGGCATCAGCCTCGCCGGAATCTCCAGTTCCACGAAGGGCGAGGGGAACGTCCTGTTCTTCGGCCCGACGGGAGAGGTCAACAAGACCGGAAGCGGCGGCGGCCACTTCATGGTCCAGAGGTGGCGCGTCCGCGTCTGGGTCAAGGAGGCGGCGGCGAGCGCCGGCACTCCGGACCTCGCCTTCAAGCTGATGGACAGTCTGGACGGGTCCGCGATGCGCACCATCTACACGTCGCCGGCCTTCAAGCTGGCCGACCTGACGATGGGTGCGGTCATCGCCGACTTCATCGTGCCGTCCAACGCACACGACTATCTCAAGGCGGAGCTCTCCAACTCCACCACGTCGGCGTTCACCGGCGGCAAGGTGTGCGGCGTCATCGAGCCGGAGCTCGGCTGAGGGAGGGCAGGATGGCTGATTACCTGTACAAGGCTCTCCGGGACTGCACCGTGCGCGACAATTTCCATTTCGAGGGGGAGGTCTTCTCCTCCCCCGTGGAGATCAGGCGGACGTGCGTGCAGCTTCTGCAGGGCCCCAAGGCTGATCCGAAAGCTGCCACGGCAGACATGAAGGGATAAGGAACCAGGAGGCCTTGCGATGAAGAAGTGGGAGATCTACAACACGGCATTGCATGTGCTGGGGAGAAGTTGCGTCGAGGCCGACCTCGACTTCGACCCTCCTGCGGCAGAGATCGACTGCTGCGACGTGTGCTGGCAACAGGCCCGGATGCGGGCGCTGCGCGAGCACAACTGGTCCTTCTTCGTCGAGAGGCTTCCTGTCGACATGTCTCCCGAAGCAGACATGCCGGGGCATGGATACCTGCACGGATACCGGCTTCCATACGGGCTGCTCACGCTCGCGCCGGCCGGGGACTCGCCCAGGTACGACGTGTTCGGGGGCATCTATTACTGCAACCGGAAGCCTTCTGACGGCCTGTACGGCATCATGGACGACTGCATGGAGAACATGGACCATCCGGAAGACTTCGACCACCTGGTCGCCTATGCGCTCGCCTATCTGATCGCACCGATCCTCGCGCCAGGCGACCAGAAGGCCTCGGATCTTGCGGCAAGCGGATATTCGTGGGTGCGGGAGAACCTGATGAGGCTGGAGTCGCGCAACAACGGCACGGTCTTCATGTATGGGTCCGACGGATACGACGAGGCCGAAGACGAGGAGGAGCGGAAGGTGCGGGACCTTTACCGGAGGTTCCATGGCTGACGTGGTCTACAACAACTTCACGTACGGCATCGTCAGTCCGAAACTGGCGGGAAGGGTCGACAGCCAGGTGTACCGCAACGGGCTGTCGGACATGCTCAACGTCCTGCCTATGGTGCAGGGCGGCTTCACCCGCAGGCCGGCGACACAGAAAGTCTTCATGGCCGAGAGCGCGGACAGATGGATGATCCCGTTCATCCTCGATACTGCCAGGGCATACCTTCTTGTGCTCGGCGGAGGGCGGATGCGGATCATCGACCCGTCCGGAGCGGTGCTCGGCTCGTTCGGCATCGTCTGGACTGACACGGAACTTCCCGAGGTCCAGTACACCCAGGACTACCAGGCCCTGTATCTGGCGCACCGCAGCCACAAGCCGCATGTGCTCCGTCTGGAGACTGCGGGGACGTGGTCGTTCTCGGCGCTCAGTGTGGAGACGATGGACGACGAGGAGCATCAGGACCGCAAGGTGGACTTCTCCGGGACCGACTGCCCTTCCGGCTGCCAGTATCGGGGATCGAGGCTCTGGTTCTATTCCAGCATCGCGCATCCGTTCCGGCTGTGGGCGTCGGAAGCGAATCTTCCCACCTCGTACAAGACATACGACAACGTGGAGGTGGTGGACGATACCGCCACTTCCGACAAGTACGCCCAGGCAATCAAGGAGATCGGCAAGAGCGACGCGACGCAGGACGAGATCTCCGAGAAGCTCGACAGCCTCGAGCCGACAACGAAACTGCAGATGGTGGTGTCCGAGGACAACGCGATGATCCTTGAGGCAGGGGGCAACCGCAACGACAAGGTCATGTGGATGGGCGCGGCAGGAGGGTATCTCGTCGTGGGGACCGCGGCGAGCGAGTGGATGCTTCCCGGCTCGGTCAATCCGCTCGAGCAGCAGATGTCCCAGGTCTCCGCCTACGGGTCGGCGCCGATGCAGTGCGTGCAGGCCGGCACGGAGATCATCTACCTGCAGGCCGGCGCGAGACGCCTGAGGACGTTCGGGTACTCTTCCGTGTCGGGGCTGTACGGCGACGACCTCACCTACCATTGCGACCGGATACTCAAGGCAGGCGTGCGCTGCATGGCATGGCAGAGGGTTCCCGAGCAGCGGCTGTATTGCGTGCTGCAGGACGGCTCGATGGCTGTGCTCGTGTACGACAAGGGTCTGGAGATCAAGGCATGGACGCGATGGACGATCCAGGGGAGTGTGCTGTGCGTCTCCGTGCTCGACAGTCCCGACGGGCAGGACGTGTACATCCTCACCGAGAGGGATGGCGTCAGGCGTGTCGAGCGGTTCGACGAGGACACCGAGGCAGACGGCTACAAGTGGATCGACATGTACGGGACGGACAAGACCTACAGCTACGAGTCGAAGGTGGTGACCGAGCGTCTGGAGCCGGCGAAGACGACACTGGGCCGGCCGAAGCGGATCGTGGGCGCCCGCATCCGGGTCCTGGAGAGCGGGCCGTTCATCTTCGACTACTACAAGGGAAAGAACCGGCAGTATTCCGCCATTGATGAAGGGGAGGCCGACCTGCTGTTGCAAGGCGGGTACCAGAAAGACTTGAAGCTGGCCATCCAGGCTGTGGGGGACGAGCCCCTCACCGTGCTCGCGATGGCGCTGGACATGGAGGCGACCTGATGGTTTTTTTTGAAAAACTTTTTGGCGGCGACAACAGCGACAAGATCGACCGGCTGAGGAGCGAGTATGACGCGAAGCTCACCGAGCTGTACCGCGGCAAACAGGCGCTCGAGACCCAGTTCGGCAAGGACTCGCTCGCATATTCGCAGTCGAGCGCCACGCTCCAGTCGAGGGGCGTCGAGCTTCAGCGGCAGAAGGGATTCCTGGAAGACGAACAGGCGAGGAATCTTGCGTCCAACGCCAGGCTGATCCAAGGGCAGGACAGCCTTGCCGCCCAGCAGCTCGCCACGATCGCGGTGCAGAACCGGCAGGCCGTCGGATCCGCCTTGCAGGCGCTGGCGATGAGCGGGCTGCGCATGACCGGCACCGCGTCGAACGCGGTCGACATGGCCAGGTATGAGGCCGACGCCACATACGGCAAGGCCATGAGCGAGGCGATGCTCGACAGGTACACGTCGATGGCGAAGGCTGTGGCCTCCTATCGGAACGCGGACAACCAGGTCCAGGGGGCACAATTCGACATCGACGAGAACGCGACGACGCTGGAGAACCTGAACGCGTCCTGGAACCTGGCCGTGCAGGACTACAACACGAGGCACGGCTACTACGAGCAGGACATCAACTACATGCTGACCACCGGAAAGAAGAAGCTCGAGGACGCGATCGACGACTTAGAGGATGCAGGATGGGCGACTGCGTTCGGCAATTTCATGGGAGACGTCTTCATGATCGGCGGAGGAGTCATCGGTGGAATCATCGGCGGTCCTGGCGGCGCCGCTGCCGGAGCCGGAGCCGGACGGGCTTTCGGACAGGGGCTTGGACACGCAGTGTCATACACCCAGTAAGGAACAGATATGGCAGGACAGAAGACGGAACAGGACTACCTGAACGGACCGAGCGGCGACGTCGTCAGCCTCGCCACCAGGTGGGATTCGGTGGCGGCAAAGACCAAGGCAGACAACTATGAGGTCATGCGCCAGGCTGGCGAGCAGGTCGCACAAAGTGCCATGGACATCGCTTTCACCATCCGCGAGAATAGGGTGAAGGCCGCAGAGGCGACCGAGCTTGCCGTGCAGGGCAATCAGGTGCAGGAGGACGCCTACAACTTCCTCAAGACGCTTACCGGCGACGACTACTACAACTACGGGAAGAAGGCGAAGGAATGGCTCGGGAACGAACAGCTGCTGCTTGATTCCCGCGACATGAGCCCGAATGTCCGCAAGCAACTGAAGGCCACGTTCGCCAGCGCGTTCTCGTCGAACGGCTCCGCATTCATGCAAGAAGTCCAGAAACGGGCAGACGAAACCAGTGGCAGGGTCATGTCGCGGAACTACTCCACGGCAAGGGACCTGATCCTCTCGGACAAGTCGACGGACATCGTGCAGAAGAAGCAGGCGCTGGCGAGGAACCGGGCCGCATGCATGATCGACACGCTCGACCAGGACACGCTCGCAAGGTACGGCATCACGTCCAAGGACCAGGAGCTGAAGGCCGCGGACCTCGTGCAGGCGGGATTCGACACCCAGGCCGCCATCGACAAGGCGGATTGGGACGCCGACCCGCTGGATGACGCCTGGTTCGGCGGGCTGAAGAAGACGTACGACCTGACGGACGTGCAGGTGGATGCGGTCAAGAAGAACGCGGTGAGCTACCAGAGCGCCAAGTGGACGGAGGACAGGACACGGTCCGAGCAGTTCCTCAAGCAGATCGCCCCGTCGCTTGACGCCAAGCTCCTCGACCAGTCGCTTTCCGAGGAAGACGTGAAGAACTCGTTCGGCGACGACACCACGACGAACTTCTTCCTCGACCAGGAGAAAACCGCATATCTCAGGAACGCCCAGGCATGCGAGGACTACCGCTCCCTGCTGCAGGCCCAGGACATCGCGACCAAGAAACTTGCCGAGAGCCCGGACTACCGAAGCTTCTCAACTGCGGACTTCGCAGGAATCACGATGAAGACCTCGAGCGGCAGGAGCCAGCTGAGCAGCTACATCTCCCAGCTGAACGGAAAGCCGCTTTCCAACCCGTCTCCGCAGGCGGCGCAGGCGCATGCCATGTACCAGGACGTGTTCCTCGGCAAGAAGGACTGGGACAACGACTACCTGCCTTTCGTCCGCGACGCCGTGGCGGACGGCCGCCTTCCCATGTCGTGGCTCACTCAGGAGGGATTGCTGACGAAGCCTGCTGGCGTGTCTTCGTCCGGCACCTCGTCCGGAGGAGCGTCGACGGTCGCGAAAAGCCTTTCCTCCCAGGTGAAGGACCGGGTCGCCACAATGCTTCCGAATGCCAGTACCGATACGACGAGAAGGATCGAATACCTGGTCGACAACGCGATCGTCAATGCCGACAGGATCGGCTCTCTGGCGTCCATGACTCCGCAGCAGCGCGGCGAGTTTGTCGGCAACACCATCCGCGTCCTAGCAGGAGACGAGCAGATGAAGGAACTCGAGAAGGCGATTTCCGGGGCGATGGGGACGCCGAAGACCTTCCTTGGCATAAACTTCGACCCGGACCTGTACGCGCGGTTCAGGGCAGACAGGTACGAGGATATCTCCGACGCGCTGGCCGCCAACCCGGAAACCTTCAGCTTCGTCGAACGTAACGTGATGGACAAGATCCTCGGTGAGAACGACGACACGGTCGTCCAGGACGGCAAGGCCGTCGACTTCAGTCGGCTCAACCGGAAGGTCAGGGACCTCGTGACCGAAGAGCTGTATCCTGACGGCAAGTACAAGGACCTCCCGGATCAAGACAAGGCCGTGGTGGACATCAACGCCGGCTACATCCTCATGGCCAAGCAGACGAAGGTGTGGGCGGAAGAGCGGTTCGGCAACGACAACTTCGACATCGTGTGGCTTCCCGACGAGGGCCGCTACGGAGTGCTCCGCCAAGGCGGCATCGGCACCGGGCACGGGCTGCTCTACACGTTCGACACAGGCAACACCCGTTCCGGCAGGCTTGACACCGGCTACCAGCTCCGCATTGTGCCGGATGCGGCCATGGAGAAGACGAGCCGGCAGGACCGCGAAGGCCGCTCGGTCAAGGTGCTGTTCGCTCCTGACACGGACTTCCTTCAGGACGGGACGTACAGCAGGCGCTACCGGTTCGATACGAAGCAGACCAAAGCAAGAAAAGAACGGGAAGAGGACGAGAAGAAAAAACAGCGTCAATCTGAGTTTGAGAACTACATGAATAGCGAACGTCAATTCTTACGGGATCTCCCTAAGAACTACATGAATGGCGAACTTAAGTTCTTACAGAACATTTCTTCTTGGTTTGTCGATCGCTTCAAGCCGTGGCATTGATTTTCGTCCGGTCCATCTACAAACCGGCGTTTGAGGGTGGACACTGTGGGCATGGCTAAACGTGACCCGTTGTACAAGAACCTGAGCTATCCGGAACTCCAGGCGGAGTCCGCCCGATACAAGACCGACCTTCCCGTCGTGCCGATGGACCGGCGCTTCTGGTCGAGGGTGGATGCCGCACAGAACTATCTGGCCGGCATCATCGCCCAGACGCCAGAGCACCAGCGCATGGACAGGCTGACGGAGATGGAAGCCGAATCCACGCTTTCCGCACTATACGGCATGAGTCCCTCCCAGGTGCGCGCCCGCAAGAGCCTGCTCATGACGGGACTGACCGGCAACAGCGGGGACGACCGCTCCTTCCTTACCGCGTTCGCGGACGCCTTCTCGTCCTACGACCGGTCCCGTAAGCTGGCCGACATCGAGAACCGCATCCTCAAGACCGACGACGAGGAGGAGCTGGGACGTCTGGAGGCCGAGAAGGCCAAGATTCAACTCGCAATGTCCGTCCCGCTGAAAGACCTCGATGACCGTGGTCCGGTGTCCAAAGCACTTTTTGCCGCAGCGCCGATCCTCAACCAGGGAATGAAGGCCGCCAGCGTGGCGCTTCTCGCAAACGCTGCTGCAGGTGTGCCCTCTTCTGCGGCGGGGCTTCCCGTGGCCAGAACCACCGGGCTTGGGGCCGGTACGGGACTTGTAGCCGCCAAGACGGCTGATGGCGGTACGGCAATGATGCTGAAGGGCATCGCGGCAAAGTACACGCTCGGCACTATGACGGCCAGTTCCGGTGCTCCTGCCGTGGCTTCCGGCTTGGCTTCGGCACACTATCTCGCGACCACCATGTTCCCCATGGCCAAGGGCATGACCGCGCTCGAGCTCGAGCAGTACAAGGATGCGGACGGCAGGGGCCTGGACAAGAAGGACATCGACTACTGGTCCAGTGTGGAAGGATTTTTCGAGACGATCCTCGAGGTCGCCACGGTCACCCCGTTTACAGAAAAGCTCCTGCAAGGCTTGCAGCTCACCCCGCACGAGATTGGAGCGCTCACGCTTCGCAACATGATTGGAGCGGCCCGGGGCGGTGCTCTCGAGCTTGCGCAGAAGATCCATGGTGAATCATTGGAGGAAGGCCTGCAAGGCGGATGGGCGGAGTTCGTCAAGCAGGCGGCCCGCGTGGTGAGCGACAAGACGAAGGGCACCAGCTTCGGCACGAAGATCGACGTGGGAAAGATCTTCCAGCAGACGCTCGAGGACTATACGGCATCCCTGGTTCCGATGGGCATCGACATGTTCGCCAGCCAAGGGCTCTCGTTCGCCATGCGCCTGCCGCTCGACGCGAAGATGGTCTCAGACGCCAACGGCCGCTTCGAGCGCTCGGGTGATGTGGCCAACATCGATTCCATCGGCACCTACGGCCTGATTCCTACCAAGAAGGATGTCGCGACAGTCCAAGGGACTGAAGGATCCAGACAAGCGGCCACCTCCAACGAGACCGGCAAGCGCAAGCCATTCGACGTCTACGAGGACAAGTATGGCGGGCTCCATGCCGTCTACCAGGAAGACGCGCAGGCCATCAGGGACATGAAGCGCGACGGCGTGACGGGCGTCAGGGTCAACGTCATCAACCGGGAAGGATCGGGCAGCCCGCTGGCCAATCTTGCGGATGGAGACAAGCGGTCCTTCGCCCGGTTTGCGGAGGAGGCCGGTTCCGCGTTGGGCGCGAGCGGCATCGGAGAGGACAAGCAGGGCAGGCATGTCCTCGTGTTCCAGGACAAGGAAGGCATGAAAGCCGCATACGCCCAGCTCCGCGGCGAGGCGATGGACACCGACATCGACCAGGACGGCACCCGTGCGGTCGTCAGCTTCGTCCAACGGGCGGAGAACGGGAACACCGCCTATCAGGAACTTGTGCTTACGACCCGAGAGGACGAGGTCGCGGAAGGCATGCATGTGCCCGAGGACACCTTCGAGGACGACATGGCGGACATGGAGTTGGAACGCCCCCTGTCGGTCGCCATGCTCGACCAGGACAGCGCGGTCAGCGCCCAGGAGGTCCGTGCCTTGCGCACGAAGCTCCGGGACAACTACGGCATCACCGGCCGGAAGAACAAGGCGGCCGCGCAGGCGTATGCGGTGGCCTCCAGCATCCTGCACGTGCCTTCCCTCGACCTGGCCGACCGGCTGCGCATCGTCTTCGAGGGAGACGAGGCTGCAAGGGCGGAACTGAGGGAAAACGGGTTCAGCGAGGAGCGTGGCGCCAACGGCTGGATGACCAACGAAGGCGGCGGGTTCACCATCCATCTGACCAGGACGGCCACCCCGGCCACGCTGTTCCACGAGACAGGGCACATCGTCAGGGCGCTCGCGAGCGCCGACCAGCTGGCGGACGTCGAGCGCGTCTACGGCGTCCAGGGCCACCAGTGGACGAGGAATGCGGAGGAAAGGTTCGCAGACGACTTCGTGCGCTACCTGCGGACCCGGCAGGCGCCGACGGCGAAAATCAGGTACCTGTTCGACCAGATCAGGAAGCTGCTTTCCTACATCACCGGCGGCAAGTATGCGGAGAGCCTTTCCGACGAGACGGCGAGGGCCTTCGAGCGGCTGTGGACGGGCAAGGCGGACGAGGGGGTGCTGAAGGAGAACGGCTCCGGACAGAAGACGCTGATGGAGATGTCTCCGGAGTTTGGCCAACCATTACGGAGTGGATGTGTTCCTTCTCCCGCCAGACGTTTCCGAAGGGAACATGCTGGTCCTCAAAGGCAAAAATCCGGACGGGATTGTGAATGGCGTGTTCTTTGATGCGAAACAACCCATCAGCAATTCAGAAAGAAGTATCCAGAACAACCTTCGCCAAGGGGTAAAACAAGGTGACCTTGTCTATATGGATTTTTCTGTTGCAGGAACGCCGATGGAGGATGCACTTCGGAGTATCAAAGGCCAGATTGCTATGCCGGAAGAAGATTATGAAGGCAAAAGACTTGTTCTCACTAACGCATCTGGATTGTTTGAAGAGTACATGATACGCAAAAAGGAACTCGTTAAGAGTTCCTTCTTGGGCAGTCCGGGGCTTTCGCCGCGATCTGATTCCAATATCGCATCCAATTTCGAATCCGTCAAGTCCGACGTGCTCGCCCAGGCGGCGGACACTCCCTCCATGGCCGAGGTGAGAAGAAAGTACGAGGGCACCGACAAGTGGCTGAAAGCCCCCAACGGGAAGCAGACCAGCCTGACCGAGAGGCAGTGGCTGCAGGTGCGCACGCCCGAGTTCAAGCAGTGGTTCGGGGACTGGGAGGACGACCCGGAGCACGCCAGCAAGGTGGCGGACGGGAACGGGGAGCCTTTGGTGGTGTACCACGGCACCGGCGAACGCTTTGAGGTGTTCGACCGCTCGCTGATTGGCGAGAGCACTTCCAACGATGGCATCTGGGGAAAGGGCTTCTACTTCACTCCGGACATGGACCTTGCGCAGGAGTATGCGGAAGGGGCAGAGGGCCCCGACGCCCATGTGGAAGGCACATTCCTCAAGATGGCGGAACCGTATGGGATGGACCAGAGCGTGCTGGACACTCCCTTCTCGGACGCAGAGCTTGCCGCGGCCAAGGATGCCAGGGAGAAAGCAGATGGCGATTCCGGTAGCCCTTACGCGCTGCTGTCCTACTCGATGCAGGACGCACAGCTCGTGGATATGTACCGCAAGATCTCCAAAGGAGAGCGGTTCGACGGTGTCGTCTATCGTGGCGAGGAGGATTTCCGGGGCTTCAACAGGGACGAGTATGTGGTTCCTTCTTCCAACCAGATCAAGAGCGCCACGGACAACAACGGGCAGTTCGACAACGGAAACGACAGCATCTTGTTCCAGCTGACAGACAAAGAGACCACGGACATGGTCCGCCAG